CAATATCGGGTAGATTAATAACAAGATACATACGACTAATCAAATGTCCCTTTCGTGGAAGAGTAACACCTACCGCTTTTCCAAAATCCGGACTTTGGTCAAAATCAATTCGTGACCACTGCGTTGTAAACCGTCCCGCCTTGATAAAAACCTTTGTAAAAAAATCGATTTTTGGTTGACCCTTTGGGCTCAGCAGTCGAAGGTCTTGTATTCCAGACTGAAGGATTTTGAGGAGTGCCGCAACCATCTATCTATGTGCGCGTTAGATAGAATAGAAGACAAAGCGCAGACCATACTCCTTCATACACTTCTTTAAGAAGACCTCGCATGACTGGCAAGGCTGTGAGAAACGACTCTGCTCTGTACGACCCATGCGAAAGACGTACATATCTGCTCCACGAAGAAGGTCTGTATTTCCGATTTTCTTAACGACCGCACGCTCCGCATGAATGCTCCAGTCTGAATATCCACATCCCATATGCCGCGCACCAAACTGATTACACGCCTCCGCAAGAATCTTGCCACGCTTAACGATAAAGGCGACATGAATATGCGCCCAACCTGAATTTGTAAGAGAGTTATTCTCAAACTTTGCACCTTCATTTTCAAAGAGATTCTTTGCAAAGGTATGTGCAGGCTTTGGCTCCTTTGAGACACGATTTGCATACTTATTAAAGCGACGAGGCGTAGGAAGTTGCGAGGTCATTTTAGCTATACAAATGAAACACTATAGTATAAATTCAAATTTTTCCTTTTTAGCTATCAAACATTCTATTTCCAATGCCGTTCTCAAAACGGAGCCAGCGCAGACTAATCACATATACAACGACTTCCCATTCTTGATTATAGGCTCCACCAGGAGGCATGACAGTCAGAGTTAAACGAACACTCTGAGCACGCGAAGCATTCAGAGTTCCAGACGGTTGATGGTCTGCCGGTTTCTTCGCGATCGGGTAGCCATAGATATAGGAACTATAGGAAGTGATTCCTCCAAGATGATGACGCGCCAAGAGTTGACGGAAATACTCCTCCTCGGCACTAATTAATTCAATTCCATTCACTTGAATCGTCGCCGATTTTAGAAATGCCTTTGGTGGATTGAATACAGTGTCATATTCACCACTTATCACGGATGTATAGTTCGTCCATTCATTATTTTCAATAATGGCTGCCTTACGCCTCACAAACCAGATAATCTCTTCCACAGGGTGATTCGCTTCTAATGGTAATTGTACGGTAATTGTATCATTGACAGATTTATTAACAAGATATTTAAGAGGTTCTGAAAAGGTGAAGGTCTGGACTCCACGATGAAGCATTTCAAATGGTGTATAGAGCATTCGTTCACGTACGAGACCTTGAAGATAGGCTCCATAGGTCACTAACTTAAAATCTTCAAATGCGGGAGGATCCGCAGCCGCTGTGATTTGTATAGTAGGTCGGAAAGGGAGACTATTATCAATGAAACTGAATGTTTGTCCCAAGGGTGTCGACGTACAGGATGAGCGAAGACCAGTGGCAATGCGTACACAATCTACAAAGGGTCGCAAAGTGATATGAATACGAACAGTTCCTTCACGACACGCAATGAGTGGAAACGCCTCTTTGAGTTTAGTGCGACTAAAAAAGAATGATAAGGGAACCATCAGTTTTCCTCCCTCCGTAGGAAAGACACGATTTGGATTCCAGCTTGTAAGACGACCAAGTGTTGAAAATCCAGTGCCATCTACATTGGTTCCAATTTGTGCATTCGCATCTAATAGTACACGTCCCGCAGTAAAAGCAAAATCACCGTCAATTGTTTCAATTATCTGGTCTTCAATCTCTAGTTCTGCCTTCTGGACTAAAACAGTACCAATGGAGTTCGCATAAAACCATGCGCCACTTGGGTCAGCATAGGTGTATCGCCCTGACAGAATACGAAGAACAGTGGTCGGGTCAAACCAATGACCGAGCCGAATTTGTAGAAAAACACCAAATAAAAGGTCACCACATGCGACAGAGCCAACATCAAATGAAAATCGTTGACCGAAGGCAGCGGGACCACGAAATGCGAAACTCTGGACTGCGGGTACAAAAGGGCGATTGCGACGTTCCTGGTCGCGTGCGAACCATGTGGTTTGTGAGCCAAGTGGTGTGAAATAATCGTCTTGACTATCACGGGTAGCCAAATCGATTAGGGTTGTTATATCGCCACGTGGTCTTGACGCCATCTCTATCTATAGATAAAGAAGTGTTTAGCCTGAACTTATTATGTTACAGTGAAGTTTGCGGAGGTTACAAGTTGTGAGTCTGCATGACCACTCAATGTAATTTTTTGTGTAAAATAGACTAGATTGCCAGTAGCTACACCTAATCCAGTAATATCAACAGTATCTGTTTGAGAAACTGTATTAGCATTTCCTTGACCAGTATTTGTACCTGTTTTAACTTGAGTTGTAACACCAGATACTGTTTTATAAATAATATAATTATAGATAAATACAAAAAGACCATCTTTTCCAACATAATTCATTGTTATACTAGTTGATGTACATGCAGAAATTGAAAGATTTGTTGGGTTAGGGCAAGGGGCAATAAATGTGTAAGATGCGATATAAGGAGCAACTGTATTACCATCGGCATTAGGCGATAAAGTAGTTCCGCCTCCTGCACGATTTCCAGCGGTCATACGAACATATAACTGTACATCCTCAATACTTACTTCTGGAGTAGGAAATGTATATGTTTCTGTAATTGTTCCACTTGTTGCACTTGAAGTTGTTGTTCCTGTATATCCTCCAGGTAGATCAGCTGGTATAAAAGGTGTGAAAGCTATAGCAGAATAGAATGTCCACGTATAAAAAGTGGCTTTTGATGCAGCATCATTGCCAGTTGATGCATTCCAAGTAAATGAAACAGTAGGTGCTGCATAGTTTGGAGCACCCCCTTGTGGAGTAATTGTTATAGTTGGCAGACTAGCTACGGGATTTGGAAGTGACGTTGTATACCATATTGCTGTGGCTGATGCGGCAGACATACTCATTCTAGTTTCAGGATATTCCTGATCAAAATAGTTAGTATTAGGATATGCCTTTATTTTTGTATAGAATGATTTAGGAGAGTCACCCGCACTAAAGGGTAAATTCAAAGGATTTACGGAGACTGTTTCGTAAAAACTACTCCAATCACCAATCTGAGTATCATTTGTATTAAACAGACCAATTTTATACTTTGCTCCACCTATACTTGTCCATGTGGTTGTTAATGTATCTGTATCAACATTTGTAATTCCATACGTAATACTATTTACAGTAATTACAGGTGTATCTGGAATACTTAACCAAATAGGATTATTTATTGTAAAGGTTGAACTTGTAGCACCCCCTAAAATTTCATAATAGATGTTACAGCGTATATGAATATTCATATAAATATGAGGAATTTCATAAGTAATCGAATTATTTAATGTTCTTCCTGATACTAATAGAATAGGAGAGACAAGGGGGACTGGATTATAAGCAAAACTCTCGATTACATATATACTATAATAATAGTTCATACTCGTCTGAAGATGATTCCAATTAAATATCATAGCAGCTGTTGGAGAAGAAAATGTTACAGTTATAGTAGCAAAGGGCGGAGGATAATTGCGCATGAGTAATGAAGATTCTGGCGGACTACTGAAGTTGTCGGACGTTTCAGTATGTGTTATTAGACCCGAACTACTCGCAAATGAATCTCCAGGACCGGTTTGAGTCCAGGTAGGTTGAAAATATGCCATATGGCTCTGTTTACTGTATTTAAAATAATTTATAGTAAGACTACCAGCGCAAGTATAATATTAATTGGAATCGTGTTTATGAATTAATACCAACTACAATTGATACAGCTGCGCCGCCTACACCTCCAGGATTATATCCTGTTAATACTGTTGTTGTTGTAGTGGCTGGTATTGAAGAACTACTATGTGTATTTACAACTTGTATAATGGCACCACCTCCAGATCCTCCACCGCCTGATGCACCTGGTCTTGTAGTGCCATTTCCATTTACACCTGTTGCACTAATACTACCACTTGATGCAGTCACAGTTCCTTCACAAATTACTATAACCACACCACCTGTACCAGAGTTACCAGCTGTTCCTCTTGTGCCTACAGGCTGACCTCCAGGATTACCTGTACCACCAAAATTATAATTATCCCCCCCAGCTCCACGACCTCCTTGTCCTCCGCGCGAAGAACCATCTGTACCATTTATACTTGAGGAATAATCAATTGAACCACCGCCACTACCACCTGAAAAAGGACTTCCTGATCCTCCATTTCCAGGAATTTCTGCTCCTGTAAGTGTAAGTGCCGTACCACCTGCACCACCTCCAGCAGTCGTCAGATTTATATAAGTAGGTCCAGTTCCAGTTTGAGTAAATGTTCCATTGCCACCAGCTGCATCAGTAAATGCTTGCGTATTTGAATCACTACCCGTTGAATTATAATTACAAGCTGTTCCAACACCTCCGCTACTACCCGCCTGTAGCATCTGTAGTGTACTTATTGAACTACCATTTGAATCAAATATATTATTTGCAATGGGTAGAGTAAAACTTGAAATATTCGCTCCTGTAGTATCTGTATTTGCTCCACATGCAGTCATTGAAATAATTCCATTATTAGATACTGTTAAATTTCCAGTTACATAGACAACCATAAATAGTTTTCGTATTACATTTGGATCTGGTGCACCTCTTGAAGGCTGCGTGTATCCACTGGTTTGAGTAGGAATTAATACCACATTATTTGTTCCATTTCCAATTGTTAAATCACCTCTTACAATAATCCAATTACTTACTGAATCATTTACAGCAGAAAAGAGACCAAGATTATAAATATCAGATTGTTGATTAAATACTGTTGTAGGCAGTACATTATATTCATACCTTCCACATGGATTACCATTTAATGTAAATGCTCCTCCTGTAGGTAATCGGTTACCATTAAAATTAATTGCTGGATTTTGTACTGTGGTTGTTAGTCCACATGTCGCAATTGTCCTAGCAAAATCATAGAGTGTCGTAGCACCTGTATCACCTCCTTGAAAAGTAATGGGTGGAATACAGATATAGAGTGGAGAATTAAATGGGTATTGTTGAGCATTCACAATCGCACGTCCAGTGCCATTATTATTTGTTACAAAACTGTTATTTTGACCTGGTGTAGGAACCCAGTTAAATGTATACGCCATCTCTACCTACTGGTAAAGATTCGTTTTTTTCCCGCAAACCGTACATAGACCAAGTAAACTATAGAGGAATACATACAATATTCCAATTTCACACCTATTTAGTTGTCTTGAAAAAATCAGTAAAAACGTGGTAATCGCCGTCATACACTAAATATGTAATCACAACGGCAAGAATTACATCCACTGTATAATGGGACCGTGTCAAGATAATCATCGCCATATTGAGTAAGTTAATAAAGTAAAAGAATGCGGGACTTATGATTCCCTGTCTCAAAAAAATCAGTGTAGCGAGTAAGACAAATGCGGTGTGCCCGCTAAAGACCTTATCGTAGCAGTTCCCCTTAAAATAATGGATAAATCCCATTGCCGTATCGCACTTGTCGTGCTTAGGAAGAATGGTTGCTATGGTTGTAATGGCACGAACCACCATAATCAATAGAAATTTTGCGCCAAACTCTTTGACAATCGGAAGCGCATTCGGAATAAAAAAGAAGCTAAGTGCAGTCAAACTTATAATGATATTATTATAGGGTTTGTAGTCGTGAAGATCAGGAAGACTTACATGAAGTAAATCAAATATCTTACCTTGCTGGTCTGACTTATAGAACTCATCGCCAAGTACTTGAACAAAATAGTTTGATGCGAAGACTAAAACCAATAGAAATCCGACCCAGAGTGTATCCCTCATCCTATACTTAGTTAAGAATGTAAAGATTTGGATTAATATAATTTTCAAAATACGGATAGTATTTAAATTCCTTTTTATAAACGATGTCAACAGGAAGAGTTAAAAGAGAGTTGATTGACCAGTCTTTAATAAACCCCCATTTATACAAAAAGACCTTGGCAGATATTGTATGAAACTCTTCACTTTTACGATGTGCTTCATTTTTAATAATATCCCCTAGAGGTCGCTGTATAAAATGATATTCATGTATTGTATCGGTCCAAGGATTCCAATAGCGACCATGAGCATTATCTAAATAGGCTCCATGGTTACGAAGACCAATAAATACACGTATAAAATAATCCATTTCTTGATATCCAATGTTACAATAGCGTTCATCAAATAATCCAACGGTTTCTATACATTCAGGACGAATAAACTGACATTCGTCACCACGTCCAATTGATAGGTAGTGACAGTCACGTGGTAATTCATAGACCTTTTGAAGCCAGTCGGGTGAAAGACGTGAATCGATTTGAATGGCAATAAGAGCATCTACTGCCGGCTCAGCAAGACTCTTAAAGGCGTTTAAAATACATTGATTCCAACTTCTGGCTAAATGACCTGTTGAAAAGTCGGGACGTACTACATTATTAAGAATCTTTACAGTTGGATGCTCAATCACCCCGAAATTATTAATAATTGTTAAGGATAATGTTCCACGTAACTCCGCCTCGCGTACACCTGAGCAATCATAATAGGCTTGAATAAAAGGTTCAATTGGTTCGGAATATCGTACAGCATAGACGGCAAGTTTCATTAAAGTATAGTTCATAGACTATATTTAAATCTAAGACTAGAATATAACAAATGCCTTTTTTTGGTAGTAGGACTGCGCCCGCGCCTGCGCCCTTGTCCTTGTCCGCGCCTGCGCCTGCGCCTGGGACTGTAAAGAAGACAGGTTATAGTTTTGGATTTGGTACGAATACTCTTCGTCAGACTGCTGCGCGTACAGCCGCCCAGTCCTCTGGAGTTGGTCCTCAATGGACATATTTTAATTATACTACAGGTCTATTTGAAGTTGATATACGTAGACTTGGAAAGCCGAACTTTACTATTTCAGGCAAAGATGCCACTGAATTAAAGAATAACTATGATTTGGGAATGGGTAATACCAAAAGTTCAGGTATTGGCCTTGGTGCAAATGCCGCGCGTGCTACCGCGAAGCGTGTGGGGGACATAGCAAATGTCGCATATCGTGGTCGCGGTGGTCGCACGCGCCGTAATCGCCGCAATCGCCGTGAGCTCACTCGTCGCAATCGCCGCAATTAGTTTCCAAACAGTAATGCTGAACGATCCTTTTCAAACTCTAGTGCCGCCCATGTTTCCACATAAACATCTAAAAAGGTATTTGGTGCCCCGGGTAAAGATGCAAGTGTAATCAAAAGCGTCGGTCGATCCGCCGTGGTAAAGTTAATGGAGCCCTCCAATTGCCGAGCAAATGGAGCATTCCGTCCCACAATATCTCCCAGAGACCAGTTCATAAATGATAAGCTGTATCCCGAATCCCGCTCCTCTTTAGCATGTTGAACGAGTTCATGCCATACAAGTGAACTCCAAGATGTTTCTCTATCACGACCCGCAATAATTAGCGCCAGCGCAGTATAGGCATTACTCGTATAACTCCAACGTTGATTCGCCTGTAATGCCGTTTCTGTACGAAAGCTCATGACACTACGAACAGCTGGATGTTCGCCATCTAGACGTCGGGATACAAAGGCTGTTCCTCCACGTGACAACGGAGCATAATCAATCTGTCCCTGTGTAAAATTATTCTCATAATGACGCTCAAACGGCACAGTTAAGACACTTGTACGCAGCATATCTTGTGTTTCACGGTCCGTATAGATATGACGTGTTTCAAGTTGAATCACAGGTGACGGCATATCAAGACGTCCAATTGCACTAAAGGCTGTTATACCTACACTTGTTTGTATCTGAAAGTCTTTGCCCCAAGGCGTTGGCTTCGCCCGTCCATCTGATGCTTCCACAAGGTCCTCCAGTTTTCGTAGTACACATCGTACACGAAACGCCTGCTCTGTAGCACAAATTCGCGGAAAACCACCATCATCCGCACTCTGACATCCTACAAGTGGTAAAGCGAGTCGTAGACGACCAGGTGTCGCATTTCGTTGAATCGCCAGGTCTGAGCCATTATGAACTCCTGTTAGCGCATTTTCCAGAAAGGCTGAACCGAGTGAGCCACGACTACGAGTAGTGGCAAAGAGTTCATCTCCACTCCATTCCTGTAGAAGGAGTCGGTCCTGGAAAAACTGAATCTTTTCAAAGAGAAAATACCCAATACCACGTGTATATCCATAGGAGATGCCTGCAGAATCAGTAATACGTGAATTACCGTTAAGAGCAGCCTGTGCTTCAGGAAGCCATGTAGGTAGGTCAATCACCAGCGTCGGCTCAATGACAACATCTCCTGCGATTTCAAATTGAAATTCAATGGACCTACCAAACTCAGTAGCTTGAAGGGGCGGAATACGACGAAGTTCGTGAATGAGTGCTGGCTGCGGCTCATATCGATTATCATATGGAAAAAGCGCAGCCGCATCATCTGAGATAAAATAGACATCCTTATTGCCTCGTGAAATGAGTTCATAAAGAGGTCCTTCACTTGTTACATTACCCGCATTCATCAGCGACTCTTGTCTATGATGAATGAGTTTTTCTATTAAGGATTCACGCGTCTGCCCCTTCGACAGGTGCAAGCAGTTTCAATGTCGCCGCCCTTTCAACACGCTTGGGTAGGTCAATCACCGCCTTTCGCCCATATCGCGCAAACCAGAATTCATGTGTCGCCTCCTCACCGTCCTTAATCCATGTATCCAGAAACGTCTTTGCCTGTTTATAGCCGGGATCAGATACGACTATACCAAGTTCTTTTAGTTTCATTAAAAGCGTTACTGCTTCTTGAACACGCTCCGCCTTTGTCTTATACACCACCATACTAGCCCTACTGAGCATTCGTTGTATAGACATTTACCGTACTTAGATAAAATCGTCCTTGTGCAATTAGGTCACGTTGCTCATAATCGGTATACTTGTATATCGCAGTTGTTAATGTACTAAGCGGAGTCGTATTTCCATAACCTCTCTGCGGTGTTAGCACCTGAGCCTGATAGTTAATCCATTGAGTACCAGACTGTATATTTTTGATATATTGGCTGAAGTCCATGCGTTCTATCTAAAAGCCTGAAATTCAGTTATCTAGAAAGAACAAATGTGCGGCATCTTTGCCTGCATTGGTAAACAATGTCCGGACATTGACGAATGTGTTGCCAAGCTAAAGAATCGTGGACCTGAAACCACTGCGATTCTTAAAAAGTCATGTGGCACATTCGGTTTTACTCGTCTCGCAATTAATGGTTTAAATCCGAAGGGGATGCAGCCATTTACCCGAAACGGAATTACATGGATTTGTAATGGAGAAATCTATAATGCGAAGGCACTTTCCAAAGAATATGGAATTCCTATGCCCTCGGGTTCAGATTGTGAGGTTCTTGGTCCACTCTATGAGGCTCACCGAGACTCACCTGAAGCATTTTTTCGCTCTCTTGATGGTGTATTTGCAATTATTCTTTATGATGAGGCAAATGACCTCTTACTCTGGGGTCGGGACCCTTATGGAGTTCGTCCACTTTTTGCCGCATGGCCATCAAGTAAAGACATTAGTCTATCAGGAATTAAGGACTTTAGTGCGCTTACATTAAAACTCAGTATGTATGGCTATTCTACAAATAGTCTTGTGCTTGCAAGTGAGCGTAAAGCTGTACCTTCTTCTCATAAAAATGTTATGCAATTCACTCCAGGTCACTGGGGCTCTGTAAAGGGTTCTGATGCGTCGAACTTTTACATGGCACAGTATCATCAGAGTCCTTGGTTGAAAAATCCCTCTTATAGCCCTGTAAGTCCCGATGGTCTAGTCCTTGCGACTGGAGCCGTTCGTTTTGCGCTTGAAGATGCTGTAAAGAAGCGTCTTATGACGGAGAGACCGTGTGCTGCTTTGCTAAGTGGAGGTATTGATAGTAGTTTAATCGCAGCCCTTGTACAGAAGAATTTAAAGGCTTTGGGGCTCCCACCATTGAAGACTTTCAGCATTGGTATGCCTGGTAGTACGGACCTTTTTTATGCAAAAATGGTTGCAAAGCACATTGGTTCTGATCACACAGAAGTTGTACTGACCGCAGATGATTTCTTTGCGGCAATTCCTCTTGTTATACAAGATATAGAATCTTATGATATTACTACTGTACGCGCAAGCGTTGGAAACTGGCTTGTTGCTCGTGCCATTCGTGAGCAAACAGATTGTAAAGTTGTCTTTAATGGAGACGGAAGTGATGAAGTATTTGGTTCCTATCTCTATTTCTATAAGGCACCAAGTGAACAGGCTTTTGAACAGGAAGTAGATAGAGTTCTTAAGGAGATTCATTACTATGATGTATTACGAAGTGATAGGACTATTAGTTCACATGGACTTGAGCCGAGGACCCCTTTCTTAGATAAACAGTTTGTTGCTGTTGCGAGGTCTGTTTCAAGCATTTGGCGGCGTCCTATTAAAAATAAGCAAGTGGAGAAGTGGATTCTGCGAAAGGCGTTTGAAGGTACAAAGCTTTTACCGAACGAAGTACTGTGGCGTCAAAAAGAGGCATTCAGTGATGGTGTAAGTAGTAAGGAAAAAAGTTGGTTTGAGGAGATTCAAGAACGGGTTGAACCGTGTTTGCCCAGTGATTGGAAGATGAAAGCACTCGATATGACGTATCTAATGCCAACAACTGCGGAAGCGTATTTCTACAGAACTCTCTACGAATCTTTCTATGGTACAGAATCGATTGAGATGGTAATTCCAGCTTTTTGGATGCCACGCTGGTCGCCTGGAGTTACTGATCCTTCCGCGAGGAAACTGGCGCATTACGGCACTGCGAGCTCCTCTTGAGCTAGAGAGTTTCCACGAGACTTTGGGAAATGCCCGTATTCCTGCTCATAAGTGAGTTCTATCGATGGAAGCATCATATTTACACAGAATGTCATTATAAGCATTACAAATCCTACCATAATCAGATTTGGCACAGATAATGCCCCGCCAAGCAGAAGAAGTGCACTACCAAAACTATAATAGTATACAAGCATATTTGTCATCTTGCTATTTTTATCATATGGAAGAAAGGACGTCATTGTATTACAAAATAGAAATAGTAAAACTAGGTTCAAATTTGAGTCGCATTTCCTGTATACTCTATGAGTATAAACTCATGCAGTGTAAAGGGCGCTATACAAAAGAAAAAAAGGAGATTCCATTTCCGATAAAGAGTGGATATTTTACAGAGAGACGATGTGGAGAGATTGCCACACAGGATGAACTTTGTGATTCTTGTATTGAAAAACAGAAAGTCGCATTTGTACTAAAGAATCAACAGAGTCACTTCCTTGGAAAAATAGATGATCCATATATTGATAATTGTTGGCTCTTTGGTTCACCTCGATATTTGAAATTTGCGGCACTTGAAGGAAATATGCCAAGCACAGAACAAATTGCCAAGGCAGAAAAGGCTCAAAGAATTGCGAGGGGAAACGTAGAGATGAAGGCTGTGCCAGAGGCAAAGATAGAGGCTAAAAAGATAGGGCGTCCAAAGAAAAATGGGACCGTGGTTTCTCCTGCAGCAGCGACCCCCGCAGAGACCCCCGTGGCTCCCGCTCTTACTAGTACCGCTCCTGTTGTCAATAATCCATCGCCCAAGCCAAAGAAAGTTTTGAAGAAGACAACCGTGGCACCTGTAGCAAAAATAGCCAAGGCAGTTGAATCACCCGAGCCTACTCTTGAAGCAATTGAGGTCATTAAGATTCAACTAGTATCAAAGACAATAGCAGATAAGTCGTATTGGTACGATTCAACAAAGGATAAGATCTATGAGAAACCGAAGGATGGTTCGATTGGAAAGTATCTTGGACGCTATGATTCGCGCGAGCAGAAGCTTGTAAGTTTTCCGGACTCCGATGTAGAATGACCAAGGAAACTGGTGATGCAAAGCAGTGCCCTTGGTGTCAGCGTTGGTGTCTGAAAGATGCGGCATGCGATTATATTTTTGCTTGTGGTCTTGAAACGAAAGGAACTTTTGTCAAGGGTGCGGGTTGTGGTCGCTCATGGTGCTGGCATTGTGGTCTCAAATACTGTAGCCCCTATTATGACCCTAGCACAGGTCAGAAACTCTCTACGGCTAAGGACAATCATGGAGACTGTTGTCGTCATGAACCTGGTTTCAAACAGGAAGAATACTGTCCTGGTGGACACAGTGGACATTGTGGACAGCGCTGGTAAATTCTTCGCATCTTTTAGATGGCAGGAAAGACACGTAAATTAAAAAGCCCTGATTATGTTATTGCCATTCCTTCCTATAAACGCGCAGAGATACTCAAAGAAAAAACACTTACAACTCTACACAAATATAAAATACCCAAAGAAAAAATCTATGTATTTGTTGCGAACAAGGAAGAGCACAACATCTATAAGGAATCGCTTGATCCTTCTACATATGGTCATCTAGTAGTGGGTGTTCCAGGACTCGCCGCCGTGCGTAATTTTATCTCTAGCTACTTCCCTAAAGGTAAGAAAATCGTGAGTTGTGATGATGATATTCGAGGTTTTATTGAATTTGATAAGACAAAGAAAAGGCATGAAAAAGAACTTGTTAGCCTGAAGTCAGTCATTGAACGTGGCTTCAAGGAATGCACGACAAAAAAAGCAAATCTCTGGGGTCTTTATCCAAGTGCTAACGGATTTTTTATGAAAGATACTGTAAATTATGACCTAAAATTCATAATTGGAAACTTCTTCGGCTATATTAATTTTAAGAATGAACGAAAACTCACAGTGACTACAGGACCCAAGGACGATTACGAACGCAGTCTATTATTCTACAAGGAGGACGGTGTGATAGTACGTCTTAATTTTGTTGCAGCAAAGACATCTATCTACACGACTCCAGGAGGTCTCCAAGATGGAAATCGCCTTGCGCGTGTAAAAGCCGATGTGGAAGGGCTCATGAAAAAGTATCCTGACTATGTGTTTCCCAATCCTCGGCGAAAGGGACCGTTTCCAGAGATTTTAATTAAGGACAAAAAGATGTAAGCACAGAAGCTATTAATAAAAAGTAATCTCAGACATTTTTATTTTTTTTTTATTCTCACTTTTCGCTTTTCCGTTTTATTAGTTCAGATGTCATCATACCAGTCATTGATGAGACCTGAAACAGGGTCCCGACGCACCTCCAGATTCTTATAGACAGGGCACGGGAAGCCAGTCTGGCGCTTCATTGCGTTCACAACCGCAGTCGTACCAAAGAACTCGTGCGCAATCACGGGTCCACGCATGCCGTGAGCCAGAGTACAGCAGAAGACACCCTCCATGTCAACAATGTGACCCTTATCCAGCACCAGATTGTAGACAGTGTCAATTGGCATCGCCTCATCTCCTACTGTGTCCCTGCCAGTCACCCAAGCACCATCCTTATTCATGTAAGGGTGGTAAGGCGTTAGGAGACAAACACCATCCTTGCCCTTGACACTGCTCATCATCTGCTGAGGATTCTTGGAGCCGCAGGTTACAAAGACCTCAACCTTTGCCTTGCCATGCATCGTCCAGACAAAGTCACCAGGACAAATCTCTGAGATAGGCTTGCGGAAGTAGACCTGCGCGGCAGGATCCCATGCGAGGATACGCACATGTCCTGCAAAGCAGCCACCGCTATAAGCAGCCCGCGAAGAACTCGCAATGTAAGCACCTGTATTCTGACGAACTGAGGCAACCTGCTGCTGAGTCATGCCCTGCTTATAACCAGTCGGCTCAGGAGGCACAATGCTGACAAACTGCTCCTCGCCATGTGCCACAATCTCTTCAAAGAGATGGTGCTTGCCGTGGATCAGACTGCCAGGGTCCTTAAAGTTCAGACGGCAGCCACGCTGTAGAACTGTCCGCAGATAGGAGCGTGAGTAGTGAGCACCCCACCGTGCCCAGTGGTGCGGAGCCATGCCAATCTGACCCTCACTTGAGTCATCTGACTTGACATCCAGCAGAAGCGCCTGTGTCTGAGGACACGTGCTGCCGCCCATCTTTGACACCAGGGTAGCTAGAGTATCGGCGGCAATATCCGTCTTGCGTGCCTCTGCGAACTGAATAGCCATCTGGAGAAGGTCCATATAGAGCTTGCGAGTCTTGACAAAATCACTTGCCGTGCCAGTAGGGACAACAGGTGCTGAGCCATTTACGCTGACACTGAGTGTGGAGCCAGCAATCACTGGAAAGTAGAAGTTACGAGGGTGTCCAATGGAGAGTAGACCTGTATTCATCTTTGATTCAATGCCGTTCACCTTAATAGAGAGCTCTGCGTTACGACAGCCAGTCGTTGCCGCCGTTGCGATGAAGTTGATGAAGACAGTGCCCACCATGCTAACATCTGGAATGAAGCCATCGATACCCCCGCCCATCTCCGCGAGCTTCGCAAGAAGGAGGCTGTCTAGCTGATAGCCGAAGCCAAACGTGGAGAGGTTCCACTGGTTCCGCATCTGGATGCGAGAAAGAGCAGCAACCGTTCCACTGGGGCTCGGCTTGACTGTCTCGGCACCATCTGTTAGAAGAGCAGCGACAATATTGCGACCATCCATCTCAGGACGATTGGCAATGCTCATCATCTCGCGAATCGCCGCATCAATGTTAGTCATGCCATCAGGCTTGATTGTTGCGAGCATCATCTTCATCTTTGCCTTTCCCGCCGCATTCATGAGAGTCGGCTCCATCACAGTCTTCGCAGTCGCACTAAAGGAGACAAGTGCGAGACTATCGTGCTCTGTCATCATTGCCGCCGCAGTATTGACCGTGTGATAGACGAGGTCCATGCGAGTAAAGAGTGACTCGCTAGAATCAGGGTCTGCGAGCTCAGACATAGAGCCTGAATTGTCAAGACCAAGAATGTACACTGTGCCCTGGCGAGGACCAAGGGGGTCCGTCTCCACCTGTACATGGAGGAAGGTCTTGCCACTCTCCTCCATAATGTCTGCACTACACGTAACCGCGCCGTCCTTGAAAGCAGGTGTCGGATTCAGCGGAACAGGCATCGGATTCACGGCGAGGTAGTCCGTAATCTGCTGGAGCAGAGCACGATTCAGAATGAAGTGCGGAACAAGCTGCTGGCGGCAGGTAGGGCATGAGCCGTGAGCAGATGCCCATTGTGCGATGGCTCTCTCATCAAAGATGTGTCCCTCGCCGCATGCGATCACGGGGCGCTGCATAATCTCTCCAGTGATGGGGCAGATGAAGTCAGGGTTAGTGGATGCCATGATATTTATACTGAATCAAAAATAAAGTGTATATTTTCAAATTTTTTGAACTTATCTTAGCTCCAGTTAATCCAGAGAAACTCATCACCAGGCATAAATTCTGTATCGGGAAAGAAGACTTGTAGCTTCTTCAGAATTTCAGGGAGATATGCAAATGGAATAGGACCAGGGTCATAACGATTTAGATTTCCATTTGGTAGATGCGAAAGAGGCAAAGAGCGATCAAGAAGAGGAAAGCTAATCTTCTTAGCACCCATGCTCGCATGCTTTAGAATTCCCTGACCGATATACTTGACAAAGATATTGATTTCATGCTCAGTAACAGCCTCAGAATACTCCTTTCCCATATCATGAAGAACCTCACGAGTATATGACATTTCTATAGGTTTAGTAAACACGTAGAAGTTTCAAATTTTGACATTAAAAAAGGTGGCTAGCCGCTAGCCGCCCTGATTACAGAGTTCTTATTTAATAATGGATTGCTGTGAGAACTCTTAGGATAGGATGATTATAACTCTTTACAGACTCCAAGAAATCTTAGAGAAGTTATAACCATCCTACAAATCTATTTAGGCGAATCGACGAATCAAATTTTTTTAGGGTTCAGGGAACGAAGACGCTCACGGACTACGTGGTACATGGGGTCATCCAGCTGAAGGCGCAGAGCTGCCATGGGACTCAAGACCTCAACACGAGTCTCCTGAATCACCTTAAAGAGTGCCGGCGACCAGCCACTCAGCATGATAACACCCTCTTGGTCCGATGTCGCATGAAAGTCCTTGTACTCGGCACGTAGATTCCAGATGACAATGCGAGGAGCCTCAAAAGGCTGGTTCCACATATCCTCACCAGCACGTCGCCACGCCTCACGGATCATCTGAATATGGGTCTGCCAAGGAGCCGTCTTGACAATATGGCGATATGTGCCTGCATCAGAGCCGCATGCCTGGTCAAAGCCCATGTCAGTAAAGACAATGAGGTCCTTAGGAAGCTGATCAGCGCGCAGACGCCGCGCCTTCACATCCGCAAGGACGAGGTCCATTGCCTTCTGGAAGTCCGTACTGAGACCGTGACCAATGTTACCAATCTTTCCTACACGCTCAAGTATATTATCATCAGGACTCATCTGATGCCACTTCGGCTCTGAGTCGAAGGTGAGGAACTTGTTGGTGCCACTCACCTCTGCAATCAAGAGACCAAGAGACATGGACACCATCTTCGGGATACCATCCATTGAGCCGCTAAAGTCGCACATGGCAACGCAGTTACTCAGAGCTCCACCCACACGTGCCTTCTCTACAAACGCACGCCACTGTCCCAGGATAAGGTCACGCTCTCCGTCTGAGATATCCGCATTCTCGCCATAGTACTGGTCATAGCGGAAAGACTCCAGGATCTTCTTAATGACTTCATGCGGATAGAGCGTATCAGAGCCCTTAACAACCACTTCTCCAGCAGCCGCGGCAGCAAAGTGTGCCTTGAAATGGTCTCGGCACTCCATACGGTCATCATCATTAGGGCGACGAAGAACATTCTTCACAACACGCTGCCCCTTCTTTGTGCCAGTAACCTCATTAAGAAATGCCGCACGATACTTGTCAAGAGCACGACCAGGCACACGAGCGGGCTCAATTGAAGTCCAGTCACCTCCGCACATATTGACCTCGACCGTCTTGATGCGCATGTTCAGCTTGGAGAGCATCTTGCGGTACGCACGAAGACGCTGGCTAAACTTAGTGATGTGTGGAAACATGGTATTTGCGAGTTCCTTGGCGAGAGCCTGGTCAAGTTCACACCCCTTAGATTCACGAGGAGCCCACTTTGCACAGAGGCTAATCGGCTTGTCATCAGGCGTAATTACATCCGCAATGAGCTGTGCCTTGGTAATCCGAAGAACCGCCTCCTTTGTCGCAATACACCAAGGACTCTCCTTCTCTAAGATGTTTGAGGCGAACTCAAAGAGGTCACGCCAGCAGCCGAACTGAGGGACCAGGTCAAGCATCTTCACCATCTCAGGTGTATACTTGAGAAGGTAGCCGAACATCATGTAGCTCGCCGTGCGCTCTCCCTTGCCTCCACGGATGTTGCGGGTCTGGAATGCAAGTACGAAAGCGTCTTCGTACATCTGCTGGTCAAGAGCGCCGCGAGCCAGAATCTCCTCCATGAGAGGCTTGATAGTCTCAATTGACACTCCGCGAACAGCCATGACTGAGAGATCAAGACGCGGATCGCCTGTGCCATCGTATACATCGCTGCCCTTGACGCCGCGCTGGATGCCAACCTTCGTAGACAGGTGGGATGCGTTGGATGCCATTGTGTATGTAGTTTCTTCTACAAAGTTTAAATTGCGTCCATAATTTCAAATTTTAAGCATTAATAAAAATAAATAAGTTGTTTTTTTTTGTATTTTATTTTACGCAGAAGGTGTCCAGTCAGGATTCTGGAGAAGATAGCATCCAGCATCCCATGTAATCTCATCGCATCCACCTGCGGTATCATCGAACTCATTGAACTCTCCATCTTTATAACCTTGAAAGGAGTCATTCTCCTTCAGGTATTGAATTACTTTGAGGACAAAGAGCTGCCACTTGAGGCTTCCTATTACACCGATCTGCTCTTGTACATTTTTGAATTCAATATCTATTTCATGGCAGAAAGGATGATAGGATTCTCTGAGAAGTCCCTCAACATTCTCTACAAGACCACCCTTCTCCACTACTTTCTTCCAAGCAATCGCAAGTGTCTTTGTCTTGTGCATATCAAGAACACGCTTACGCATCTCCGCTTGTGTAAGAAGAGGCTCTGCTAAAACAGGTGGCTTCTCTAGCTCCTTGATGCGTGCTTCAGCCTCTTCAAGTTCTGCCCGATGGTATGCTGCGAGCTCCTTCCACTTTGTGAGTGAGTCAGTGGATGCCATGGTTGCGTATACATAAAAAAGGTAAGTGTTTATTTTTCAATTTTTTTTATATAGCTTGGCTGTTTTACGCAGAAGGCGTCCAGTCAGGATTCTCGATAAGATACATTGCTGCATCTTGTGTAGTCTCATCACAGCCACCCGCAGTGTCCTCAAAATCATCAAATAACTTTGTCTCCTCGCAGTGGAAAGAACCTCTGCTCCTGAGGTACTGAATGACAAGCAAACAGAACTCCTGTCGCTCAAGAGTGTCCTCCTTTCCAAAGCGAACCTTCGCTGCTGCCACAAACTCAGCCCCAAGATCGTCCTCATCATGGCAGAGATAGTCGGCACACTCGTCAAGAATGTTCTGAACATTCTTCATCAATCCTCTCTCAACTACCCTCTTCCAGTCATACTTGTAAGCGAGGCGATTCTCCATTGCGATGACACGCTTCTTCATTCCGTCCTCACGATCACACAAGATTGACTGAGCCTTCTCAAGTTCTGTACGATGGTATGCCACAATCTCCTTCAACTCGGTGAGTGTGCTAGTAGTAGATGCCATGGTTGCTTATACATTAAAAATTGGGAGTGTTTATTTTTCAAATTTTTTGCATCATAGATAATGACTTCAGAGTGTGTCAAGCGAGGTCCAGCGACCATCTCGTAGGATAAGAACATGTCGTGGTCCACGCCACTCATTTGTATGGCCATGGCGCTGAAGCAAACCCTTACAGAATACACTTGGATTCTTATAGAGAGTTTGTGTGGTTGGATTGTAGAATCCAGAGAACTTATCGTTCTCAAAGAGGATGATGTAGCGAGTGCCTATAAGTTCCTGCTCAGAAGGGATGCCATTCTGAGAAGTTGTCAGTATACAGACCTCATTCGCATTGAGCAGCTCTGTATAGGCGTGCTGCGTGATCTTTCCCACACGATGGTTAATGATGAGAGCCATGATTGCGTATGATATGAAATAAAAGCACATACTCGCCTTCAAATTTTTATCTAAAATTTGAAAATGTTTGCGTCTTAGTAACTAACTAAATAAATGGAACCTATTACTGCAAAGTCTGCTTTATGGCGAGTGCGACAGCCAGCTAAATTTCTTGATATTTCTTTAGAAGAACGAGTTGGATATATAGCAGATGCTTTATTATGGTATGCTCGTCCAGGTAATATGGATCATCAAATTACGATAGTTGATCCATGGGAGGAATGTAAATGTATATTGGATAGAAGTGAGCATAATTATTATCACTCAAACATACCCAGGCGCTATGTGAAAGATATTCTCCCTCTTCTTGAAAAGA